CATCAATTGCTGAATTTCTTATAGGAGCTTTAAGTCCTTTTAGATTTTTAAATCCATCAGTCTGATAATAGATATAAGCTAAAACTGATTCAACTTCTTCATAATTTTCTTTTCTTGCTTTCTCAATGGCATTTAGAGGATTTCCATTCTCATCTTTATCTACTGGAGTAGTCATAATACTAAAAATTTCCTCTTTTGTTTTATTATCCAATTTCACTCCAGGAATAATTTCCTCTTTTTTCAAAATATTACTTTTTAGTTCTTCTAACTTCTTTTTTTGCTCTTCTTCTATTTTTTTAGCTTCTTCTTCTTTTGCTTTTAGTTTTTCCTCCAAAAGAGATTTAGCTTGTGCTTGAAGAGCTTTATAGGCTTCTAAAGAAGTTTCTTTTAGAGTTCCTTTAGTCTTTTTGGCTTCTATAAGGTCTTGAGCTTCTTTATCATCAATTCCTTTAGCCTTATAATACTGTAATAATAATCCCTCTTGTAAATCAGGGGCGTTTTCTACTGCTTCTGGAGTAATTTTATTGGTTAATAAATCCTCCATTTTTAAAGCAGTTTTTACTTCCTCTTCGGGAATTCCATTTCTAATAGCTTCTAAATACTTTTTCTGCGTTTCGCTTAGTCCATCATATTCTGATTCAGAAATTGCCTTTTTCAAAGTATTTACTAAACTTTTAGCATCTTTAATCTCTTTAATTTCTTCATCAGAAAGAGAAACTCCCTCTTCTTTTAATGCAGAGGCAAGAAGAATAAACGGAGAGTCTGTATCTGTTTTATTATCTGAATCAATAGGTACTTCTATATCATCAGATTCAGAGGGAGCTCCTTCTGTGGAAGATGCTGGATCCTCTGTTTCGCTTTTATTTTCATCCTTTTTAGGATCGTCTTGTGGAATTTCCGTATCATTCTCTCCTATGATAGGGGCTTCCTTCAAGTCTTGTAAATCTAAATCTTTAAATAAATCTTCCATAATTTATGTATTTTTCAAAAGTATATAAAAATTTTTATTTATTTTTAGTTTCGTTTTTAAGTTTCTTTTCTTCTATAGACAATTCTTTTTCTTTTAACTTTCTATCTTTTTCTCTTTCTATAGAATCATGCTCTAATTTCATACGAGTTTCTTCTAATTTGGTTTCTTTCTTAATTTGTTCTTGCTGTACTTCAGTGGTATCGGCAATACCATCATTGTCTCTATCATTATCCACAAAGCGAGCATTAATTTCCATAGCTTTTCTCTTATTGGCTTGCTCTTCTTTATACTTGATAATATCAAATTCGTCTTTTCGTTTTTGAGCTTCTGCTTGTTGTGCAGCTTGTATTTCTTGTTTTCGAGCTTCTTGTGCTTCTTTCTTACGTTGTTCTTGTAACTCTTGGAGTTTTCTTTTCTTTTCAGCAATACTATCTGTCTGAAGAATATCTATAAATGAAGCATAATCAATCATTTGATTTTGGAAAGCTGCTTGTGCTAATTGTTCTATAAGGTTGTTAATCTTAGTAGTTTTAAAGGAACCGTCAATAGTTAAGTCATACTCAATGCTTCTTATTTGGTCCATATCTATTTCTACCAATTTTCTGGTGAAATCATCAAATATTACATTAAGCTTTTTAGTTCCTTTCCATGCAATTTTAGCAGTCTCAATTCCTGCTAACATCACCCGTTTCTTTAAGTATTCATGCTCTAAGAAATAGTATTCTGTTATATGGGAAGATTGTACTACCTGTCTTTCGGTATTACCAACAAGCTCACTTCTTGAGATTTGTCCTTCTCTTGCGCGGGTTACTCCTAAGACCATTCCGATTCTATCCTCAATCATTGCTGCCATTTGTACATAGAGGTTGATACTGTTTCCAACTTCCATGTCCAAAAATGGAGCATTTTGTTGCAACCCCCCTGCTATTTTTCCTATAGCAGCTCCCTTCTTTCCTTCCTTAAATAAATCAGTAGGAACCGCTTTAAACGTTTTAGCATAAGCTAACCACTTATCAACATCCCATCCGTCTGGAATTTCGTGTAATGGAATTTTTAAAATCTTACCCCAGTTTGTAGCAATAAGACTTTCAATGTTATTCATTAATACATTATAAAGATATTGATAAGGTTTTCCCTTATCCATAAAGGACTGAGCAGGCTGATTATTTACGGTATAAATAGTACCTATAATTCCAGGATAACAAATAGAAGGATTGTTTAAGTTTCTATATTGTACGTCTTTAATTTTAATATTGGTATAAATGGCTTTCTGATTAGGAAGGTAAATCTTATGTCCTTCATACCATTCGCTTATCCAAATTATTTTTTGAGTTTCCCCTGGAGCTAATTTATAATATTCAGGCATTAATTTTTTTATCTCTCTTCCTTTAGCATCATAAGCAGTTACAATTTTCATTTTTCGCTTGCTCTTCCAATATACTTTAACTACCCTCAAATTTCCATCTTCATCCATTGGAGAAAGAGTTTCAGAATAATCGGTAGCGTCTTTAACCTTATGAATAGCATCTTCTATTAGAGAAATACTTTTTCTGTCTAATATAGCATCAGGAACTGCTCCAGAAGTTCCCCCTAATCTGTCATAAACAGCTTCCTCAATTTGAGTTATTTCTTTGTCTGATAGTTGGTCGTAATATCTATCTTGGATTTGACCAGGAGAGTAATATCCATCTATTGCTATAATATCAGCATCTTCAATATAATGACTATCTCCCGATAAAACTACATGAGTATTTAAGGGATTTAATTTTATAAGTTTTGGTTCCCCAGAAACTATTTCCCATTGGTATATCTCTTCTGCACTTATAAGTGCATCTTTCATTCCATTATTGAATTTAATCTTAAATTGTTCTTGCTGCTCTAAATGTTTCAATATATAGGTAGCAGCCATCTCACGGAAATCCTTCTTCGTGAAATTTATATAACGGTGAAAATCTTCAATTTCTTCCTTGATTTCTTCTTCTGATAAATCACTATTAGCAAGCTTTACCAAAAACTCTTTAATTTCTTTAGTATCTGCTAATCTTTTTTCAATAAGAGGGGCTTCATTAGTCATTCTTATTGCCCAATCAAAAGTTCTCTTTGCTTCTTCCCCTACTAATAAGTCTATTTTAGGATTAATTAAAGGATAATTTTGTATCTTGTTTGGTTGATATTTTATTCCTAATTTATAAGGATCCGCAATTTTAGTAATATCTGATTCCTCAATTATATCGTTGTAGAGGTCATAGTTTATTTTTTTGTTATAATAAGATTTTCTTATCTTATTCTTAGAATAAATACTCATATATTCCCCTGCATCGATACAGTCTATCTTCCACTGTTCGTTTTTTGCAGATAACCCTTTCTTTTGGGCGGGAAATTGAATTGAGCTATTTTCAGATAAATCTTTTAACATAAGTTGCAATATTAATAATTTATTTCAGTTATAATCTACTTAAAAAAGAATTTGGGGTTCCCCCATGGATATTATTTTTTAAAAGTTCTCCAAAGAAAGTTGATTTATTTAATTCATCCACAATTTCTTTTTTATAAGATTCTTTCATAGTTTCTCTATCTAATTTAAGAATCATTAACATACCCATAGCAGAAACTCTATCGGCATTCACATCAGGAGTCCAGGAAATAAGTTCACGCAATAATCCAATACTTCTTATAGTATGTAAGTTTAATAATTCTTCTTCTCCATAAGCAGGAGAAATAAGCCAATCTGCTAATAATCTTCTCCCTAATCTATTAATATTTTTTCCAGAATTGGTTCCTTTTTTCTTGTTTCCATAGTAATTAGGTTTCATCATCTGCATATCTTTAAGAATCTCTGGATTATCACTTAAATAATGTAATGCATTTTTATTTGACATATATCCAAAAAATCCTTTCTTATCATTCTCATAGTTACATACCGCATTATAATACTTTAACAGTCTATAACATATCTCATAAAATTCATTAGCAGTTCTCGGTCTCCCTGTATATTCAGCTACAATCCTTTCAGTTACACTATCCATTATAAAGATACTTCCTAATGAATTAGTACTACTTTCATCATCATCAAAGGGGTCCATTCCTGCTATATATCTTCCAAAAGGAATATCTTTTGCATCTGTATAAGGCTTAGTGTAGATTTCTACAGCTCCTTCCTTATTCTTATTATTCTTTATAGGATACTCTCTTATAGGCATTTTGTCTGCTACAGAGTTTAATTTCACTTGACCCGAAGCATCTATTACCAAATCCCCTATAAAATGCCCTGATGTAAATTCAGCTTCTTTTACGAGAATCTGCGATAAATGTTCCTTTAAATCTGCTGTAGGGAAAATACTCCCTTCTTTTCTCATCAACGCATCTTGAGGGAATATAGGTCGTTCCGCTTTGGCTTGTATAATTTCATTAGGGTCATTGGTTTCTTTGATAAGTAAATCTAACGCATGGAGTTCCCTTATAAGAGCTTTAATTACATCCGAGTTCCCATCTTTATCCATACATTCTTTCATATTCAAATAAACGGGATGGAATAAGGCACATTTATGCTGGGTAGGATCTGTTCCTTTGTCATATACATTAGGTAAGGCTAAAATATTATAGGCTACAGGAGAATAGAAGAATTTCTGTGCCCCAATAAAGTCTGCTCCTTCGGTACCCCCAGTTCCCCAAGTAACCATTAATCCGAAAGCAATACCATCTTCTTCCACAGAAGGGCGTGCGATTTGCCAAGCTTGAGTTACATTGGGAAATTTTCCGTTCTCTTCCCAATAAATTCTGGAACCACGCTTTCCCCTTGCTTTTTGGGGGTCATTCTTTAAAGTAACTCCAATAATCTCATTCTTAAGTCCCTTTTCGATATTAAGATATTTATGTAAATATCCTAACTTCCAGTGCATATCATTAAGACTATTTTTCAGTCTATTCCTTGGGAAAGGGCTTGCTTCAGCAAGAAAATCAATTATATCTACAAACTTGTTTAATATTCCGTCTTTTACTAAGTATTCCTTCTCATTTGCAATAGCATATCCTTTTATATTCTTATTAGCTTCTTCAGAATCTCCTAAAAAGAAACTATATGCTAAACCTGCTCCTCCTTTAAAAGAATATCCTTTACCCCTACTTTTCAATATATCAGCATGTTTTCCTTGTTCCTTCGCTTGATGTAAGTAATGAAAGTAGAAGTAATCCCCGTCATAGAAATCAGGGAATCCTACAACCCTGCTACCTTTCTTACTTCCCTTTTTATGGATTACTTTGATTATAGGGGAAAAGTTTAAGTAGAAATAAAAGTCTCCTGGAATCCATTCCCCATCTTCCTCTCTTACATATCCTTCATAACATCTTCTTATCTGTTCTTTCCAATATCTCATAAATTGAGAGTTAGGGGATTTGGAAGGATAAGCAAAAGTATAGCAGCCATGCTTTTCATAATGAATGGCTGCTTCTCTAAAATAATCCGTATTCTCTAATATATGAGGGTTAGTTATATCTACTTTTATTCTGCCTTTAGAATCTCTTTCTAAATCTCTTGCATACTTTCTTTCAGGAGAAATTAAGTTCTGTATAAAAACAGTATTCTCCACAATATCAATAAGCTCTTCCCTAACATATTTAGGAAGAGCTTGTAATTCTTGTTCTGTTAATGATGTGGTAACTTTATTTACATTATTCAAATCCATCTTCAAATACGTTTTTTTCCATCTTTCCTCTTGCTTCGTTCTCTGCTTGAAGTTCTTTCTTAACTTTCTCTTCTGCTTTTGCTACCGCATCAATGCTATCGCCTAAAGTTTGAAAGGTATCTTTTACTTTCTTAATATCGTGAACAGGACGGTTGTTTTTATCTCTCTCCGAATAATCAATAGAAGCAATATATTCCGATAATTTTTGTAAAGAGATTCGAGCATTTCTCAATAACTGTAAACTTAAAGTTTCTTGACTTTTTTTATAAATCTCAATTGCTTCCTTCATAACATCATCTATCACTAAAGAATCTCCTTTATCTAATATTTTTACAATTTCTTTGTGTCTCTTTTCGTCATTTAATATATAAGAAAATTCCGATTTATAATCCACCATATAGTATATATACGATAAATCCCTGATAGCGTTACTTTTATTTTTACTTCTATCTCGGTTCCATATCTTTTTAAAGGCACTAATAGCTAATGCCTCTGGTTTAATTTTTAAAGTATAGTCTTCTAAACTTAATAATCCCATATTACCATTTATTTAGTGGACATTTGTTTTCTTCATCAAAACTACGAGCTTTGAAAGGAATGAAACAACCACATCCCGAAATCTTTTTGTTCTTTACTATTACAGTTCTTTCAGAAGAACACCACCCATTAACCATTAATGGACAACCTGAACATTTTTCAAGTCTCTGTTTTATTGCTCTTTTTAATTCTTTATCAAGAGGTTCCTTGGAAGCATTTAATGCTGCTTCCAAAAGGAACTTCAAGATTTTTATATTAAGCTTTTTCTCCATAATCAGGGTGTGCTATATGTGCATTGTTAAAAATATTTTCTTTATAGTAAATTACTGCATCTGTAGTTGCCAATAATATTGCTGTAGAAATAGCATTTTTTAAGGCACTCTCCAATACTGCTACAGGATCAATAATCCCATTCTTTACTCCATTTACTATACATTCATTTCTAAAATCAATGCAGTAATCCTTTTTGTCAAAGTATTCATTCTGTAATTCAATAGACTTCTCTATACCTAAAGAAGAGTTTGAAGATAAGATTCTAAAAGGTTCCTGTAAAGCATTTGCTAATATTTCAACTGCAAATTTTTCCTCTTCAGTTAAATTTTTTGTTTCTTCCTCTAAGGATTCTAATAACTTAACCCCTACACGATAAAACAAACTTCCTCCTCCTGGTACATATCCTTTTTTATAAGAAGATTGTGCAGCTAATACCGCATCTTCAGCTCTATCTTTTCTTTCTTTAAGTTCTATCTCTGTATAACCCCCTATATAAATTTTACCTATTCCCATAAATAAAAGAGCTAATCTCTCTAAATGACGTTCATCAATTCCTTTAGGAGCTTCTTTTATTTGGGTTTTGATAAATTCAACTCTCTCCTTAATGGAACCCTCCTCTCCTTTAGGGTTGATAATAAGTGTCTCATTCATCCCAACAATTACCTTTTCTGCTTCTCCAAAAGAATTTGCTGATATTCTTAACGAATTTTTTTCACGATTAGTGTAAGATTTTCCCCCTAAGAGAATCTCTAAATCTTTTAACATCAACATTCTCATATTTCCTACCCCAGGAGGTCTTATTATCACACAATTTAATACTCCCGCTTGAATATTCTGTAATATAAAAGTTAAAGCATCTTTATCTACCTCTTGGGCTATAATAAGTAAATCTCTATTATTTTGTACAGCTATATTTACAATAGGGTAGAGGTCTTCTTTATGATAAAACTCTATATCACTTATAAATATTAATGGATTATTTAACTCAGCTTTATCCCCATAGTAATTTCTCATATAAGGGGAGATAAAGGTATGTTGTATGGTGGAACCTTTTAAGATTTTATAATCTATCTTATTGGTCTTATTTTCCTCAATAAAGATTTTACCTTCCTTTCCAATTTCAAAAATTAACTCTCCAATAATATTTCCAAGTTCTTTATCTCCATTCGCAGATAAAGTAGCTATATCCTGTAATTCTTTTTTAGTAGTAATCTTTCTACTTTCTTTTTCTAAAGTTTCTAAGATATTATCCAAGATAGAAAGAAGAACTTTCTTAATCTTAATAACATTATATCCTTTCTCCTTTCCGCTTATAATCCCATTGTATAAAGCTCGCATCAATATAGTAGAAGTAGTGGTACCATCCCCTGCTTCTTCTACAGTCTTTAATGCAGCTTCCTTTGCTATTTGAGCTCCTACATTAGCAAGTCTATCTTCCAAAAAGATTTCCCTTGCTACAGAAACTCCATCCTTAGTTACCTTACTCTTAGAATAAGTTCTTTCCAATATAACATTCCGTCCATTAGGACCTAAAGTCTGGCTCACTGCATCAGCTAAGATATTAATGCCTTTTGATAATCCTTCTTGTGCTTCCTGTTGAAGCTTTACTTTTCTTTCATCTGGAAACATAGCTCTTACTTTTTATAACAGATTACATCAGTTTCTCGGAAAATTCCATAAATCTTACCCTTTTCCATAATTACTGTAGGTCTGGCTTGAGAAGAAATTAATACCTTAATCCCTGGAGTAATTTCAGAACAATCATTTCCTGTTTTTAAAACCTCAAAATACTTGGTCTCTTTCTCAAGTCCAATTAATTCCCCTTTCTTGTTTTCTTTTGTCTCCTCCATATTTATTTCAATAAGAAATAAATTCCTTACAGGAGTAGGAAGTGCTTGCTCATTAACAAGCTGTTTTTCTTTTTTAGTCATATCCATTTATTTTATTTATTGTACGAAATTCTTCAATAAGATTACAAATCTTTTCTCTAACCTCCATATAACTCCCTCTGACATAATAACTGCCATAAGAAGTTTCTATAAGGCTAAAATTAAGTCCACGTTCATGAACTACTATGTCATAAGACATAGGAAATAAAACTTTAGTGGTAACTTTTTCCTCTACTGAGGGTTCTCCAGAAATAACATCTATTTCTAAGAAATAATCATTGATTAACTCCATATTATTTATTTAAGACTCTCCGTTTGATTTTTTAATTTCTCCAACTTCTTCTTACAAATATAGTCATTTGTTTTTATTAATCCTAATCCCATTAATCTAATTTTTATAGAAATCCCTTCTTTCAACTTAAATTCTTCCATTTTCCTCTTTATAAAAAGGAATTGACTCTTATATATCTTTTCTACTTCAGAAAAACTTAATCCGTTTTCCTCTGCTGCTTTCTCTAAAATTGTTTTTACTAACTTGTTCATCTATATATAAGATAATCGATAAAAAATTTATTCTCCCCAACTAATATTTTATGCTTCACTTTATACTGATATTCTTGATTGCTATAAGCCTTCGCAACTTTTTGTAGCTTATCTATAACCTTAAAAACATCTTCTAAAGAATTTCTCTCTCTTATTCCTGAACTTATTACTGTCATAATAATGAAACTATTTGTGAATAATATGAGGCTTCTATTCCTCTTAATCCATCAGGGGAGATAGGAATAATTTTTCCATCTCCTTCCTTTATAATAACAGGGGCATCTAATGAAATCATATCCACAGGTAAAAGATTTTCATCTTTCAAATAATCCACACTGTCACTCGTTAAAGGATATACCCATAACTTGTTTTCAACAGTATGGGAATATACATACTTCTTTCCAGCATGATATACCTTCTTATAAGGAGAAAATATTATTAAATCCCCCTTCTTTAGTGTCGGATAACTATTACAATCACTCATCTAATTTAATTTTAAAAGTTATTTCCGCCTGCTCTCCCATACCTATATCCAATTTATCACTCAACCTATCCCCTACAATATATCCCAATTTTCTAAACTTAGAAAGAATATTATTTAAAGATTGATAAGAACTCCCAGTCCTCTCTACAATCCTATACCTGTTATTCTTAGAGAATATTATGAGCCCTCTACTTTCTTTATCAACCATTCTATTCTCATAATTAAGTAACATTATCTCTGCTAATACCCTCAACTCTAAATCACTTAACTTTAAAAATCCATTTAATATTACCAATATCCGATGGTAATAACTATCTCGACTCTCCGTAAATTCTTGTTTTAATTTCATAATTTCCTATTTAAGTACCAAAAGGATACTATTTACCCCCTGGCGAATTGGTTTCCTTCACCAAAGTAGCTATTTCTAACTACCTCTTTCAGAACTCAGTTGTGTCTTGCTGGTGTACGCCCGTTTGACGTGGACCCTCTCAGGAAGCTTTCCCATGCTTTTGACCCTGACCAAGACCTTCCTTGTTCCTTTTGCCACTATCGGAGAAAACTCCACCGTTATTTTTGGCTATTATATCCTTTACCTCCGTTACATTAAAAAGAGCCTTAATGTAACGATGCTTGTAATTGGCACTCCTGTAAGTCTTTAATGCTTTTCTCCTTGTAGGAAATTTTAAGCAATATTTACTATCAAGAGTCGTCAGCACATATCCATCTTCTTTAGGATTCTTCCCTAAATATAAGCTCTTTTCCGATATGTACTCAATTACAAAC